CTTAATAGTTTAGAACTAGGATATACTTTTTGAATTTGACTAATCACCTCAGTTCTATTTGGTTTTTTAACTAAGGGAAAAAACATCTGTATTGAGAACATTTGTCCTTTCCATCTTAGAAAAACTTTAATTATATTTCCAATCTTAGATGGTATTCTTTGTGCCTCATCTATAGTAGAATTTTCTATGTAAACTGTAGATTGTGTTGGTTTTAATGGTTCAGGTTTAATTAAGTCAACAACTTCAAAAGCAAGACCACCTGTTGCGTTACCAATTTGTAAGGTATCTCCCTCCTCCACATTGTTCTCTGCAAACCATCCTCTATTTACTTCTAAAGCAAATGCTACATCTCCCTCAGATGATACAGGTAAAAGAGTGTGTGGATTTAATTGTTTAATACTTTCAACCACACCATCCTCTTTAACAAAAGCAATATCAAGTGGAATTTTGGTATCCTTCATATGAAAAGATTTTTGACTTATATCTTCAAAAACAAAAAGCATACCCCTATCATAGTCTAGATTTTCTCTAAACATTAAACCCAATTGAAATTCTGCATTACTTTGAGGAACTTCTAATTTAAGTGGTAATCTTACTGATTCTCCCATTCCACCACCACCGTTTCCACCGCCTCCATTTCCTCCAGCACCGTTACCATTTCCACCGTTGCCACCGTTACCGTTACCATTACCATTGCCATTAGAGCTCCCATTAGAACCGTTTCCGTTCTGTCCATTTCCATTCTTCTTTTTATCTTGATGGATTATACCTCCACGACCCACATAGTATCCAGTTGGAATCCTCTTACACTTTTTATCTGTGTAACAATAGTAGTATCCTTCTTTACACTTTTTCATGGAAATAGTAAACCCTACTTTTTATTTATAAAATCAGTAAAATTTTTCTTTACAGCATCCTCTGTTCTACCATTTACTATTTCAATATACTCATTTGACGCATCAACCATTTTTTCTATATTCTCTAAACTTAATCTCATAACAGGATATATATTCGCAAATCTCCATTTTGCTAATCCACTTTCACCTGGTGTTTGATAATCTTGTGACAGAAAATCATTATCAGGTGAAAATAATCTTTTATCATATCCAGCAACAGGATTATCAGCAGAGGCACTAAAACCAGCAGATTGACTAGTAGAATTTGTATTGTTTGTCGGGACTGCCTCTTTGATAAATTGCTTGAATGTTTTCATTACAAGTTGGCTATTGTTAGGTTGTTGACTGCACCTACACCAACCCAAGTAGTTCCATTATATATTTCCAATTGAGTGCTTGTAGTATTAAAAATAAGAGCACCTGCACTTACAGTTAACGCATCTCTTTCAGTTGTTGTTATAACTGGTGGATAGAACTGATGATAGGCAGTAACGATACCAGAGAAACATGCGTTACCACTTGACTTCATGGTAATACCAACACCTGTTCCATCCTCATAATTATACCCAACATCTACTCCTGTTCTAGCAGTAACTAAACCAATGGAGTCTACATTCTTTACATTTTCTTTAAAGATAGTTCCTGCAACAGATATATCACCGTCAAAAAATGCAACAATAGTTGTTGTTCCTGAACCAGCAGTTGGACCTTTACCAACAAATAATGGAATATCACTTCTTGCAGTAGTCGCAACACCTACATTTTTAGTTGTATGAATACCTGCGGATGTTGTTGCCCAAGTTCCAGCACTACCTACATTACCACCTCCTGTGATAGCGGTGCTTGCAATTCCAACCCATTTATTTCCGTTATATATGAGTAAATTGTTTGTGCTTATACCAGTTGTTCTTATACCTACATCTTCTAAATCATCTAAACGAACAGCACCACCGCCACCAAAAGTTGCTAACTGTTGTTGAACTCTATTGATGAATAATCTATAATGTTCTTGTAATTGATCTAAAGTTACATATTCTTTATCAAGAGGTGTTAGAGGATCAGAATTATCAACATTTGGTGGTATATTTAAAAGTCCCTCATTTAATACCTCTTTCTCATTAAACTTTTCTAAAACTTCTTCCAGATGTAAAACTTTATTCCTTAATTCATTATTCTTTTCTTCAATATCATCTACCCTTATTTTTTCTATTAAGTCTTTAAATTCTTTTTTTATACTATCTACGTGTTTTTCATTAACAGCAAAATTAATTTTTAATTCTTTTAGTTGTGAAGACAGATTTTTTTCAAAATTAACAACTGCAGGGACTACGGCATTTTTTAACTCATCATGATATTTTGATGTACTAGTGTCTAAATTTTCTTGGAGTTCGCAAATATTATCTGAAAGACTCTCTTCCATCTTATTAATTTTAGATGAAAAATTCTCTAGAGCACTTTCATATTGTTGCTCTTTTACTTTAAAATCTTTTGATAAATCATCATAAGTTCTGGATAGTTCTTTTGATTTACTAATTAATTTTTCAATAGTATTGGTTTTCTCTAGTAAAACTTCATCAATTTCTATCTCTTTATTATCAACTTTTTTCTGTAAATTTGATACGTGCTCATTAACTTTGGATACTTGATTATCCAATTGTGATGATATTTCTTTTATCTCATCTTCCGATTTTAATTGAGATGCTACTAATAAATTTTTATATTTTGGAATCTCAACATTTATAAAATTACTAAAATCTTCTTTTACTCCTTTTATTTTTGATTCATATTTTTTCTCAATATCATCTGCTGTTTCTTTAACCAACTTTTCACTAGCAGATAATTTTTCTTCAGTCCTAACTTCAGTATCAGCAAAAAACTTCTTATACTTTGGCAGTACTTTTTCTAAAAGAGATTCTACAGTTCCTTTTATTCCTTTGACTTCATCTTTTACTGAAGATAAATTTTCCTCATTAATTGACTCTATATTTTTTGTTATTGATTCTAGATTTAAATATATTTCATCATGAACTTCATCAACCTTTGAAGTTAAGTCCTCTTTGAAATTTTTAAATCTACTATCAACTCTAGTTTCAGAATCTGTTATTAATCTTTTATATGATGGTACTTCAATATCTAAAAAATCACTTACAGTATTTGATAAAGCAGAATAGTCCTCTTTTATTTCTAAAACACTGTTTGAATTTAATATTTTGATTCTATCTTGAATTCCTCTAATTGACTCCTCAACAAAAAATAATTGAGCAGTCATTGCTTCATCAAGATCTTGCTTACTTATTAGATCATTGATGCTCTCTCTTATACCCTCTATATTTTCTGTAAGTGTATCAACCTTTTTTACATTAGTCTTAAAGGTATCAAAAGATTCTGTAAACTCAGAAAGAGTTTTTATTTGATTAAAATTTTCTTTAAAAGAATCAAAAGCTTCAGAAATTCTTTCAACCTTTTCAGGTTGCACGTTATTTAATTCCTCTTTAACTTCATCTAAAGAGGTGTTTTTATTTTTGTTATAAAATTCTGATGGCTTTTTAAGTGGCACGTATTTCTACTCCATCTACAAGTATATTTATTTCAGTCCTTTTTGAGGGTTTCACTCTTAATCAATTTTGCTAGATCTGCGGTGGATCCAACAAATAATGCATTAGTGACATTGGTAGGACTTTTTTGTTGCTCTTCATTAACGTCCTTCAATTTTTTCTGAAGATCCATTAATTTATCAGTAGCATCTGAGACGCTTTTAATAAGTTGACCAGCAACCTCATATGCTCTAGGCATCTCACTGTCTTGAGCAAGTTCAAGAATGCCGTCAATTGCTTCTTGACCTTTTTCTATTATACTATAAAGATTGCCTCTTGTGTATTCATAATCTCTGGTTATGTCGTCTTTAGTAAATCTCTCTGGTTTAACAACCTCTGTTTTTACTTTCTCTACTTTTTCTGGAGCAGTATTAAATGCTTTATCTAATTGGTTACTCATGAGATCACACCATCAAATCCAAAATCATCACCAGACTCAATTAATGCATTATCATCTTGAGCAACGGAGTTATTTGCTACGGTTGGGTTAACTACTCTAACATCAGATCCATTTACATGTGATGTTGCAGTTGTATTATCTTGTGCTCTCTTAACCACAATAGAATTACCACTTATTCTAACAACTTGCATTTCTTCATCATCAATATCAATATACTGATCAACTGCTATGTTGCTAGAATCTGTAACTGAAAATTCTGTTGTGCTTATATCAACATCTTCTGCTAATGTTGTGGTTACTGGACCATCGTAACTCTTAACTGCTCTTGGAGTAACTCTATAAGTGAGATCACGTTCTGTGTTAGTTCTATCTGTTCCTGCAAGATAACTAACTCTAACGTTCCTGATGATATCTCCAGTAGCAATAGAGGTGGGACCAAACAAGTATGTTTTTGCTGTGAATCTTAGTGTATATAAAAGAACTCTTCTCTCATTGAAATCACCTTCATAATCATCTTGCATGGTGATATTTTCTAAAACAATTGGAATATCTCTTTTTTCATTTACCGAAGATACCAATTGAACAGTAACGTTATACGCTGGTTGGAAAAATGGAAGTATTTGTTCTACTATCTGTAATGCATCATCATTCAACTTACACATAATTGCAAGTTCAAATTGCATATTATATGGGACGGGCATGTATGATTTTTTACTTATGCTCCCATCATTAGGATCTTTAACAGAGAATTGTTGTGTAGTTGTTACTTTTCTCGCAGGATCATAAGTCAACCCAGTAAACTCAAACGACATTCTGGGTAAAGTTATTGCCGTTGCTTTATTTAAATTTGGTGTTTGTGTTAATCTTGCTAAAAATTTTTGAGTAGGTCCATAAGCAAGAGGGACACGTATATCAGAACCCTCCTGTTTAACAGTTATACCATTAAACAGGGTTCCGAAAGCGATTATCGTCCTCCTTAGAATCTCGTTGTAGAAATACTCAAACATTTTTGTATCACTATTAAGATTATTTATATCCAGCGATTTACAGTCAATTCAATTGAGTTATCATCCATCTCCCATTCTTCCTCAATTTTAAATCCTAAAGAGGTAACTGTATTGTGAATAGTCATTCTTGCATACTGTTGAGTGACTTTATCAACAAACCTTTTTATGGGTATAGGTTGATCCCATGTTTCAAGATCTGCTACTAATTCATACTCACCAGTCATTGGATTCATACGAAAACCGATATCACTTGCTATAGCTAGGTCTGCTTCAACAGTTTCGTGTCCTATACCATGAGCACCTGTAACATGAAGTTCTTGATCCTCTTTTACATCATATTGTAAAATTTCAAGTGCTTCTTGTAATTGAGGTTTATGTCTAATTTTCGTTTTGATTTTGCTGAAGTGTGACATTTTGATTTGTTTGGTAAAATTCTGGTTTTGGTTCTATATAAACAGAGGTTCCTAGTTTCTTCTCTATTGATTCTGTTATTTTCATACACTCATTACCAACAACACCACTAACTTCCTCTAGCACAGTGCCGTCTTGTCTGATGGTAAATTTAATTGTTTGTTGTTCGGGCATTAAGCATGATGTTAAATTTCATTATATATTATAACAGCATTCTTACGGTGTGCCAAACGGATTTTGTTCTGTAAAATCCAATATTGCATCTGCTTGTTGCTCTATCTCAAAATTATCTGCAAATCCATCATCTGTTGGTTCTAAATCTATTATTCTCACTGCATGCGATGCACCAGAAACTTGACCAACTAGTTTTTCACCAAGAGTCCAATCTCCAGATACTGATGCTAGTTCAATTACATTTGTGTTAGCATTCCAAGTTCTAACTCTAGCAGTAGTGTTACTTACAGATCCAACAACCTCTTCATTAAATACATAATTTCCTGATGAATCTAATGATGGATTTGAAATTGTAATCGTCGGAGCAGTGCTATATCCCAAACCAGCATTGGTTATATTAATAGCAGTAATGGTTCCCGCAGAACTTACAACAGCAGTTGCAGCGGCAGAGACAGTTGCTACACCTGATTTAAACACTTCATTGCTGAATGATATCGTTGGGTTTGTAGTATATCCAACACCACCAACTACTCCATCAGAACTTGTTAATGTTACAATTCCAACCACATTATCTCCTATTACAGATGTTGCAGCAGCACCACTTCCACCACCACCTATAAATTGAATTTCAGGTGCAACAGTGTACCCTGATCCTACATTTTTCAAATCAACATGTTGGATAGATTTTGTAGCAGGGTTAACGCTATCAAAACATACTGCGATACCTGATATAAATCTTACTGTTGCAATACCAGTTACGCCACCAGATGGTGCAGAGGAAATTGCCACTCTTGGGTGTTCTGTGTATCCAGCACCTCTATTTGTGATATCTATAAATTGTATACCACCAGAGGTAACGATTCCTGTGATCGCTGTAGCGGTCTTACCAGCACCAACCAGTGTTAATGTTTGTGTAGGACCTAATATGGTATTAATACCATCATCAGTCTGACCATCAGATTCATCACCGATTAAGGTATCATCAATCTCATCAACTCCAGTATCAATAATTTCATCCTCATATCTGAATAGTTCACATCTTAAAGTATATACATAATTCTTCCTAAGTTGATAAAAAGGTTTTTCATGTTCTACATATTTTATTTCAAATAATCTATCACCTAATGGGAAATAAACTAAATCACCCTCTTTTGGTCTAGTGATTAATTTAACATTAGATTCATTCTTCATTAATGGTTGAATATAAGTTTCCCATCTCTCTTTAGATATCGTTAAGGTTACCTCATTTTTTTGTTCTATTCCAAATTTTGATAATATTACTGGGTTCTCATCATAACCATCAAAATTATCTAGATATGCCTCTAGAGGATATGCGTCATCAAACTTAGATCTAACCAC